TCATATACTCCATACATGACGAGATCTCTAAGAAAATGAATGATATGTTCAGGCGAAGTATTATCCCAGTACTGTGTTTTATAGTTAGGATCGACTCCACTTCTACTGCTGATATCAAAATACTCCCCACCAATATACGGAATTACATCACCATCAATTCTCATCACAAGTTGTTCGTTTGATTGGATTTCTTGGTCTGGCAAATCGTAATATACAGGATAATCAATGCTAGTATCTGTGATATAAGACCTTTCAGTGCTAACGACTTGGCTATCGCCAGAAATTAGATTCCATGTTTCGCCTGCTAAATTACAAGATTCTTCATCAAGTATTGTAACGTCGGAACAATAATTGGTATCTAGCCTAGGTCCCTCTACATTAATCCACTTTGGCTCATACCAAGTTGAACCCGACGCCTTCCACATAAACTCTTTAGGATATTGTACTGAAACTTCTGTGTTAAAGTCACGTCTGAATAAAAAATCAAGTGCAGATTCTGTACCCTTTTCTCTATAAGTAGGTTGAATGTTTTTAGCAAGGAATGCTTTATCTGTCGTAGGAACAGTTGGGTCAATAGAAGTTGTTGGTGTGGTAGATAAATATTGCTTTTCAAATTCAGGAATGAATTGATCCAATGCGTGGTCAATATCTACATTCTCAATAAGGTCTGTAACCTGTTTATATTCACCCAATTCGCCGTTTGCGTCAGTTTCCCTTTCCAAGTATTTGAAATACTCTTTCATGAAAGTGATGAACATAGGATGGTCTTCACGGACATAGTCCGGAACCATTCTATCTACAAATATTGAGAGAAACTTCGCTGGGTTGTGCGAGAATTGTTCGTTTGACATATTTAAAACCTAATTAACCTTGTAGAGAAACCATAGTAACTTTACTATTATTTAGTACAAGTAGATTATTCCTTTCTGCTATAATATCATTAGATTGAGGTGTTCCGTATAAACTAATGACAGTGTTTGTGTCTAATATTGGGGTGAACCCAATTAATTCAATTGTTCCTGTTTCATAATCAATTGTTCCTTGATTTGTATTAATAAATACTTCAGAAACAATATCATACATTAATATATTGCCTTGACCATCGTCAAGTAAAGCAAACTGAGTAGAAAGACCAGAATTACCAAATACAGAAGAAACTGCCGTTCCTGGTTTGATTGCATTATTGAATTTAAAGATGTAGTTTCCAGTAGTATTAGATGCTTGTATGAAGAACTTCTTATACATCTTCACTGAAGTTAGGTTATTACTAATAGCAATATCCGCATGATCGATTGTCATTGTTAATTGAGAATATCTTAGTGTAACTTTAAACTGCGAAATTTCACTTTCAATAAACGACTTAATGTCCTCAATAATTTTCATCTGAATATCACCAGAAGATTTAGTTGTAATTAGTGGGTCATATTTGACCGTTGTTTCAATATCTAAATACGTGTATTCTGGTGCTGTGATAATAGGATTAATAGCAAGCATATTATACTTGGATAGAACCTCATCTGTTAGTTTCTTTTTAGTAATAGGAGATAATTCAAGACCATGTTTAGGTTTAATTGAAATAAATACTGCTCCATACTGTGGTGGATCATTATCTTCTCCACCCCATACTGATATAGAATCAATATTTGGATATTTTTCTATAAGAATTGTTTTGTAATCTTCGGCAGTAACAGCACGGTTCTGACGTTCATAAGCACGTGGTGCAGTCATTTTAATATTTTCTGTTGTTTCTGCTCCCGATCCTAAAGAGGAAATATTAATAGTTTCAACGACAACCTTACTTTCATCATAATAACTGTCGATTATAGATTCTAATGAAAATACCTGATCTTTTACAGAAGAAGTATAATTTGCTTCTTCTCCTTTTGACGAAAGATAATTAATTTCTATTTCCTCATCTTCATTAGGAACCTTGCCAAAAATATTATTTCCGAAATATAGTTCTGTGACCTTGTCTAAACCCTCTTGCATAAAAAATACTTTAGACTCTGGGGTTAATTCTGATAATAAAGTGTTATTGTACCAACCATTAGACATTGAGATTGTATCTCTATCGCAAGTCTCATCGTCAATAATAAAACCATTTTGACCAGAACCATATGCTCCAAAATTAATAGTTTGCCTATTACCTTGTTTTAATCTAACCTCAGTAGAAAAATCACCCTGATCATCTGGATATACGTTAGTCAACCCTGAAGTAACAAAATTCATAGAAACTCCATTAATAGTAGACACAAACGTCGTCCACTGTGGAATCGTAATGGAAGGTGGAGCTGTTCCTTCAATATTAAATGATAACTTGACAATCGCCTCAGGAGCAGTCACAGACTTTGGTGTATAACCCAACGCCTTTGCGTGAGATACAACAGAGTTTCTTAAAGTTGCGGTATCTAGGAAAGATTCATTAACGGCCATATTTGTATGAAATCCCATGTAATGGGTCGTGTATGCCATAACGTCGAGAAGAACTGACATTCCAGAACCCTCAAAATCATAATCCGTAAAGGTATCTTGACCCTTTAAGAAGTCTTTGATATTATCTTTAATGTCATCAAATTCTAGACTTGATATATTTAATTGTTTGTCTGCTTTCATAACTATCTTAACCTTTCTAAAAAGAATTCTAATTCTACTATCCTAGTCTCATTAATTGGTGTATATGTTATTGAGATTTCATATCCATTGCTTTGTGTTAATTCTACCACATCAACCGATCGCAAATTAATTCTAGGTTCTTGACTATTAATGGTATTTTCAATATGAGTACGTAACTCAACCGTAACACTCCAATGCATTGGTTCGAATAAAACATTATAAATCGTAGAACCAAAAGTATTATTAAATACCCTCTCTCCCTTTCTAGTTTTTATAATATGCATCAATGAACCATTTATAGCCGTGTCGTCCACATTAACAATTAAATCGTCAGTATGTGGGTGGACATGCATATCTAAATCCAAATCCTTATAACGTCTATTAATTTGTTTCCTAATTGGTCCTGGCATGGTAAATTATCCTGTATCTCTATTTTATATTTATATGCTAATTGACTATTACGTTCTTAGAACCTGACATATTAGAACTACCGCAGTCAATTGCGTCGCCTACACGTGCCAAGTATCTACCGTTTACTAATACGTTCGGACTTCCGGATGCTTGAGCACCACCATGAGCTGGACATACTGCACAACCATGGTCCGCCCAACCATCTCCTACCCTATGTGCGCCTCTATTATTTATTAATACATCACTAGATGCAATTATATTTCCTCTCTCAGGAAAACACCCATGTTTTGATGCTAAATCGTTTAACCTCACTGCTCCTGGCATATTATCATCCTATTTTACTTGTATCAAATGCTTTAGATGTAGGTAGAGTAGTTTTTAATTCCATATTTCTATTACCTACTGAATTCAAACTTTCATTAGCTTTATGTGGAGAACATTTCCAAGTTCCTCCTAAAGTTCCGCAACTTTCTGCACTTGAATATGGGTCGTTTGAATATAATTCTTTTTCTGCGTCATATGCTCTTAATCTTGTTCTAGACCAAAGCCATGTGCCTTTTAATTTACCCGCAGCCTCAACTGCATCTTCGTCTTCACCCTCCCACCAAGAACGGTCTTCAAGTGCTTTAGCTGCAGTTACATAATTATCGTAATTTTTTTGATTTATAGGTCTTATTGTATCATATTTTCTATTTGCCTGGTATAATCCTTTCTTTACCTCGGATTCTGACATGCCACCAATACAACCACAAATAGTTCCAATAGGTTGAACCCATGGTGTCGGAAATGGTTGTTTAACCACGTTACCATTTAGATCTACGTCCCAATACCCAGTAACCACTTTACCATCTCTAACGAATTCTTCCTTTTTTCCTCCAGGGCAAGTAAGACAATCAAATTGTTCGAATAGCAAGGCCTCTGCAACTGATTCTATCGTTGCTCCTTTTGCTCCTTCTTTTGGTTTGATAACCACATTTGGCAAATGACTTACCAAATCTTTACCAGAACCTTTGTCTGGTTTTAATAACGTAAGTTCTGCAGCCGCACCTCTATTAACTTCTGGTTTAACAACCGAATCTGTAGATTTTAAAGTTGTGGTTGCATTCCCAGGAACACCATTTTGAACAATAGGAGAAGTATGTACTCTTTTAGGTAATGTGTTCAATACCTCGTTATTTACACCACTTCTTGCTGATGTAAATTCTCCTGTTGAATTATCAATAGGAGAATTACCCTTTACTATCGATTGAGTAAATGAAGATTTATCCTTCATTGCACTGTTTTCTATCCATTCTCCGTCGACAAAGTCCATAGGAACTGAATGGTATGTAGTGGCAATAATAGTACCTTTAACTGCAGCTAATTCACCAGTAATATTAGTTTTATATGAGTCGAATGATTGTAAACCAACACCAGCTTGTTGTTTGAATTTCGGAACTGATGGTAAAGTATTTGTTCCTAATATATCACCTAAATTTATAATTGGGTTGTCTGGTCCCGCTGTACCTCCAGTAACACTGTTATATAATTTAACAATATCGTCCATAACAGGTTCTGCTATATGAGATAACATTTGATTATTATTAACTAACGAACAAGGGTCCGAATTTGCCAACTTTGCGAAAGCAGCCCATTGTGCAAGTTTAGTTAGTAGACCCATCATTGATGCTAAATCTGCGGCAATCAATTTATTAAATGCGTCTTTCATTCCAGTACACATATCATTGAAGGAGTCTAATAAACCACTAACAACGTCAAGGTTCATAAGCATATTTGACAATGCAGATGGGTCTGTTATATCACGAATAATATCACTTACTCTAGATTGTATCTGCGGTAAATCCCCCAAACCTAATGCATCGTCAATGATTCCAGCAGAATCGAATAATGTAGCAAAACCTGCTAGACAATCCGTACCACCATCACCACCTAATGCATCTATCTTATCTGCTAATTCTCTACCCGCTTCTTGAATACCTGTATTTTTAATATAGTCGGTTGTTGCGGCAGACAAAGCGTCTTGTGCATAATTACCACACTCATCTAAAGTATCTGAAAAACCTTGAATTTCGTCTAGTGTTGATTTTGCTGCAGGCCAATCGTCACCCAATGCTACTTCTGCTGCTACTAGGTCTAAGTTTTCTGTAATATTTAATGAAGTAGATGCATTTTTCATTGCATCAACACCAGAAAAGGCTGGAGATCTTAATTCACCACCTAACCTACCTAATGCGTCATCTACTCCGTCAAAGTAACCACTGGTTGGTGTATTAATATCAAACCCTGGAGTTAGACTTTGTACAGACGATGTTGAGTCAAGGACATCTCCTACAATATTTGTAGCGGAATCTATAAGACTTGATAGATTGATTGCCATTGTATTCTCCTTATGGATTTAGTGTTATCGGTGAACCTACTATTTTCGTAGTTGCTAGAGATTCACTTGTGAAAGTTTCTGCTATTGTGACTGTCTTACTACCAAATATTTCCTCATTCCAATTTCCACCAACGTTGATGTTTACGTCTCCACCAACTTCCATATTATAATCATCCTCTACTTTCATATGACAAGATCCTTCGATAGTAACATATAAGTTTCCACCAATCTCGTCTTCTATTCTCTTTATATGTATAAATTCATCACCAATTACGATTTGATAATTATCCGAAACAATTTTTGTTACCTTTTGCCCGTCCGGATGTATTTCTTCAAACGTACCAGACTTATGTTTCCTCATTAATCTTTCTGCTTCTGGTGTGTCATCCCATTCTTCTATATGACCACTTTCGCTTTCTCTTACATGATTAAATGGATATTCTGCTGAAAATGGGTCTTCGGGTTCATCCCATGTTAAATTTGGCGTACCAGTATTTTTCCCGTCAGCAATTTTA